TTAGATCTCACCCAAAAATTATAAATCAAGGAGATATTATGGAAAATCAAGAAGTATTGAAGGCTATAGCTACCCTTGCTGATAAGGTGAGTCGTTACCACGAACGTTTATTAGCAGTGGAAAGAGACAATGAAAAACTACAACAAGAATTATTAGAACACAAAAAAAGTTCTCATATACATACAATTCAAGGTAAACCACATAACTCCGATGCAACTGTTATGATAACAGGCTTAGATTCTGATATGGAATGTGAAGCGTGTAGCGCTTAATTAATCAGGAGTTACACCTAACATATCTGCTAAAGAAGGGGCGAATATTTTTACGTCTCTTCTAATTTTTTCAGCAGTTGTAGATGTTCCTGGATTATCAACATCAGCTTGAGCCGCAGCCTCTGATTCATATTCAGCGCCCGTATCAACATGAGTAATTGTTGTTTCAGTTTTTACTTTATAATGTGGAATTCTTCTTCCATCTTCAGTCGTAATGTGACCTAGTAATTCAGCAGGTTCAACTATCGGCATCTTCGTTTCTCCAATTTATGTTAAAACTGATGATAACTCTATCTTCATCAGAATTATTTGTTTGTACTTCATGTTGTAACCATGATGGAAAAAAAATCAAGGAATTTTCAACAGGCTCCCATTGTACGCTGTGAGCAAGGTGTATAGAGGCTTTATCTGTTTTAGGTGGTGATAGCACCTCTGACTGTGGTTTAGGCTCTAGAAACACAATATTTCCACACTTTTTAGAAGCTTTAAGATAAAATACACCTGATAAATAGTTATATGGATGCGTGTGAACATTGTTTCGTGATCCTGGTGGATTAATCATACCCCACATACCAGTCATTTCAGGAACATAATTGTGTTTGACATCTAAGTGATTAAAACAATCTTTAGAATATTTTAATATATCACCAACCAAAGGACGAAACTTTTTAATATCATATATTTCATCATGACTATGCCAACCGCCGACATTGGACCGTGGCATACCCATCTCATCTTTTTCTCGTAGTTGATAGATGCTATCAATAAGATGTTCGTGGCCTTTTAATTGTAGTGAAAATACGGGAGTAATAAATAACGAATGAAGATTGATCAGAGTTGTCCTTTTGTGATCTCCAAAAAACTTGCTATAATGTGCACCTGATTGGCAGCATTAGCTTGAACTTTAAGAATATCACTTTCTTGCAAAACTAAAGGTTGTGTCAATAGTTCTGTGGTTGTGTTTGTAGCAACACTCTTTGCTTTAAATACTTCAAAGGTTGCAGCCCCTCTGACAACTTCAACATCAACTAAAGTTGTTGAACCAGAGTCATTGCAAACTAAAAGAGATTTTACTATATCTGTAGTTGGTGGAACTGGTGGCGTTGCACCAGGATCAGCCGTGGGAACTGTCAAGACAGTTGTTAAATTCGTAGTAGTTACATCTACCATTGCACTTTTAAATGTATTAGCCAAGGAAAACAGCCTCCGACTCTGATTCGTTTTTTAAATCTTGTTGGTAGTTTGTATTAAGTAAAAAAATTATTTGATCTAATAATTGAATCATTTGATCAAACTGATTGGCATCATATTCTGGAGTCGCATTGGGTAATCGTGTGATAGTTATTCTAGCCATTTTTACTCTTTATTAAATTATCAAACATAATATGGGTTTTTTCATATTTTTCAATTATTTTATCTGGTATCAAAGACAAGTAATCATAAGGATTTTTTTTAATATTGTTAGTTCTAATATGATGCCATTCAGGAATAGGGTCATTATACTGTATATTCTGTATAGAAAATTGATTAAAATTTTTAGTTTTTATTCTATACTGAGGCACATTTAAAAATTTTAATATTTTAAAAATTGTTTGTTTAGGAGACTTTATTAACTCATCGTAAGTAATAATTTTATATTTTTCTTCTGAGTTAAGTATATTTTCAATGCTCCATATAGATACTCCTATGTTGTGATCTCTTCTTAATAAAGAATTACACATTTCTTCTTTACGTGATTCTTTAATGTTCATAACTTTAAGAGTTGAAGCTAAACATTCAAAGACAGGTCTATACAGTATTACAAATTTACTGTTTAATTTTAATTCTCTTAAATAATTTAGGTTTGCTTCAGTGCCCCAAGATCCTCTATCCAAAACATGTTTGCACTTATAATGTTTGTAGTAAGAAAAAAATGCTTGTTTAGCTGCGTTGTGTACTCCAGTATAATCTGGAAATTCTTGATACTGTGGAAAATCCTGTAAGGTTAAAATACGATGAACTAATTCGGTTACAACGCTATTTGCTGTAACTTTAATATCATCACTTTGATTAAGTAAAGAGCCTAGCAAAGTGTTACCTGCTCTAGGCATAGAACATAAAAAATTTATTTTAATATTATCTTCTTCCGTCTGGTCTAAGTTGTAATTTTGTTGATCCTAGTCTCCAAGCAGTGTCGTTTACAGTGTTTGTTTGATATTTAATTTTAACTGCTCTTCCTCTACCTCTTACATCAATCTTCTCCGTAGTATTGGAAATAGATCCAGTGGTAGTAACCGTATCTGCTGATTGAGGATATTGTTCAAGTGTTAGTGTAGCCGTCATGGTATTAGTTAAATTATCAAAGTCTGGAACAAGTTTACTTACAGACATAAGTTCATCACCGTCCGCTATTTCAACAGAACCTGATGTTAAAAAAGCAGAGATAGCTGTGCCGTCCGCTTGATTATTACCATTCTCATGTTCGTAAATATACGAAGCACCTGCAGTTAACCCAAGTATAGTAGAGTTATTTGCTGTTAAGCTTGCATCGTATTCTGTAGCAATAGGTAATTCATATACATAAGCACCTAACCAAGTAGTTCTTGCAAGGGATGTAGTATACCAAGTGTTCTCTAGATAGTTGTAAGCCACAGCTCTGTCTATTTGTGTAGCATTAGCTGATGGGTAATACCAAATTATTTCATTAAATGCGGTGTTAATACCACAGGCTATGTCTTTTTTATTAGTATAACTTATATCGTCAAATACATAATCTTGAACAGAACAAGGCATTTTTTTGACAACACCATCGTACATGTAAAAAGAATTATCAGACATCCAATAAGATCTACCATTTATTTCTACTGCTGCGTGTTGAGCTATTAACCCACAGTTAGCACCAAGCTGTCTAAGACCAAAAGTAAAAGGTGTGCCAACAAATTGAATACCGTGCATAGATGTATCTGTCCAAACTAATATTTGACCAGATGATTTAACAGCGCCTACTATTCTAGAGCCATCTGATATACGAAGAGAACCAGCTTCATTAGTTGATACTGGTGTATAATCCGTAGCGTCTTCTCGATCAGAAAATCTAAATAATAAATCATCTTGCGTATCACTGTTGCCTATTGTTGTTTCTGTACCAAAAATTAATAAATGTCTTGTGTCGGTAGACACTAAACTAAACCTAGAAGCTGTTGGAGCATTAGATAAAGTTGTTGCTCTATTACTTGTACCCCCTGATGTATCCCAAACAAACGTTCCACCATTTAAAACGGTAGCAATTAAATCTTCACCAAAATTATCTAAAGACCAGTTTCTTGCGTCTACTACAACACTTGAAGATGATCTTGGCGTATTCCATGTGCTATTATTCCAAGCCAATGTTCCCCAACCATAACCATAACTAGATGTAGATGGCCCTGTTCGAATTTGATAATTAGCATTTCCAGATCCACCGCCGCCTGATGTTGACCCAGAAGCTGTGCTTGTATGAGTTACTGTATATGTACTAGCAGAAGGAACTGTAATAACTTCAAACTCGTTATTCATATCTAATCCATCTATTGCAGAGAATGAATCAAAAGTAACAAAGTCACCAATGTGTGCTCCATGAGCTGCATCCGTAACTGTAACAGTTGTTGTACCATTTGTGGTAAAAGGATTTGTTAAAGCTGCTGTTTCTCTAATAGGAGTTATGTCAGTTACTGCGCCATCAGAATAAATATATAATTTTCTGTCTGTACCTAAAGCAAGATATCTGGTTCCGTCTAAACCAATCCAGCTATGCGTATCACGGACCACGCCCACAATAGTTTTATTTGGATTTGGCAAATATGTCCAACCTTTCCATCTTTCAGGTTTACCATAGTGAAATCGAACAAAGTCAGAATCAACATACTTACGTTGATCTCCTGCTGAATAAGCAGTATCTTGTTTATCTATACCTGGTTGAAACTTTAAATCGACTAATTTCATGTCGGGGTATACTAAATTATTTATTGTTTTGTGGCAAGAATTGAGTTCCTACATTACCTTTGAAGGAGTAATTACCCATGTGTGTCATACCACTAGCAATATCAGCATATATTTTACCGCCTATTTTTTGCCATAAACGACAAAAAGCATAATCTTCAGATAAATATCTTTTAGTACCAGGCTCTATCATAGTGTCAAAAAAAGCATAGTTCCAATCAGACGTGTCGTGATATCCAAAGGTTTTGTCGTGAGGATCGCCTAAATGTTGATCAGATTTAAATCTTAAATGAGGATATGCCAATGCCATTTTTTTAAATACATTTCTTTTTATCAACATAAAACCAGTTGCACCGTCCAATACTTCTATAAAACCTTTTTTAACCATAATATTTTTTGGATCTTTAACATTTAAATTATATTGCAACGATGCTGCATGTAATTCATCTTCACTTATATTTGGTTTTTCTTTTACTTTTTTGATTGCCTTGGTCCAATCAATTACCTTTCGTGGGTATACTCCTGTCACTACATCTTCATCTAAATCTAACATACGAAACACTGACTCAGAATTAAAAGCTAAATCAGCGTCAATAAATAAAAGATGTGTATATTGTTCGTCGTCCATAAATAATTGCACCAATGTGTTTCGAGCTCTTGTTACTAAAGATTCATTACCAATAGTTCCAAATTGTATTTCTATTTTTTTACTAGCTGCTAAAGCCGTAAGTTGTAGACAGCTTTTAAAATAGTCGGCTGTCAACATATTGCCGTAACAAGGTGTTCCAATAAATATTTTAGAATTCACTATAACTTACTTTTAAATATTCTATTTTCTTTAACCAATCTTTAGGTATTGCGATAGCACCACCGCCTGATATGTCTTCTTTGTCTTTGCTATACGAACGCATAATAATTATTTTTTCTTTACCATTATGTATCATCCACCCTACTTCTTGGCACACGGCCAACGGAGCATCCATAACTTCTTTTATATCAATCCAACCAGTCTCAGTATCACGAGCATCGAGCCACGTCACACGGACCATCGGCACTTTGTTAATGTCAATCATTAATAGGTTCTTTTTTCTTTAAATGTAAATTAAAAGAAACAGATCTTCTCTCTTCATTAGGAGTTCTAAATGGATAAACACCATGAGATAACCAAGAAGGAAATAAATATATTGCACCTACTTCAGGTGTTACTTGATGTTTGTGACCACTAAAAGTTGCAGCTTGACCACACATAAAATGTATATCGCCTACACAAGGATAGTGATCTTCTTTTGCATATTCATCTTTTAAACTTGGAGGCACTCGTAAATAGATAACACCTGACAATTCGCCCTGATGTACATGCATAGGATTAAAGTCTCCAGCCCACTGACTCACGACCCACATAGATTCTATAAGCATAGATCCAACAAATGCTGGTGATATTGTATCACTAGCAGGAGGTATAGAAATATATTGATGAACTACTTTACCTAAAGCATCTATTAAAGGTTTAAATTCTTTGCTAATTAAATCATCGTTAGGATAACGAACTTCTTGTTGAACATTACCTGCTAAATTCATAGAGTGATCGTATTCTTTTGATAATTTTTTGTCCTCTAATAATTTTGTAGCTCTGTTATCAAGAATTTTAATTAAGTTATTAGGTAGTTTACCTTCTAATATAGTCGGACCAAAAGGTCTAATGGCATGAAAATCTACTTTAGTTGACATGGTTTCCTTTCTACTTACAAATATCTATTGTCATATAGCAATTATTTGCCTATAAATATAGTATTAATTAGGCTTATCTATATTCAAGGCCGAGCCTCCTTGCCTTTTGTTAACAATATCATGAATTGCATAGGAGTACATGTTTAAGAATTTTTTTAGAAAAGTAAGGGCAACCTTAAAAAATAGCGGAGAAGCAATCGCTGGAATAGCAGGTATAGCGGCGGGACTTCCCATGTTCGGGAATCTTAACCCGATGGCACAACTAGCTATAAAGTACTTACCAAATTTACTAACATCTCAATATCAAGACGATCCACTTAGTTCTTTTGTAAAAAATCAAGGTATTACAACTGCGGCAACCGCAGGTACTAACTTTCTTAGACCAGATGTAGATCCAAGTTCTATTGTTAACCAAGGAACAAGAGCAAGTAGTTTTGACCAAAATAATCAACTTGCTAAAGTATTAAATGAAGCTGATCCTGCTTACGGAAAGTCTATGAGAGACTTTCAAAAAATAAGTCAAATGACTAAAGACAAATCTGGTAATTTTATAACTGATCTTTTTACAGATTTATATAATGATGAGGGATTAACAGGTAAAGGTAAGTTAATTGGTTCGTTAGCCTCGTCCCTCGGACCAGGGCTCGCTACTTATTTAGCATTAATTGGTGAAGACAATCCAGAAACAATGGATCCAAAAGAATACAGAAGTGCTGTAGATGATTACTACTCAGCAAAAGCTAGAGGAGAAAATCCTAACCCTGCTGATTATGGTCTAGCACCTACACCAGCAGAAGACATGGTAGGAGATTTACGATATGAAGGTGGTGAAGATTATTCAGATGTACCTGCTTCACGTGGTGGTATGGCTATGGGAGGGGTTGCAGGAATAAATGCTGACAGCACACCTTTAGAATTAGACCCAAGAGAAAATTTAATGTCAGCTCTTAACATAAGAGACAAGGCAATAGCATCTAGAGGTAGCGTTGGCTTATCCGCTATGCCAATGACAGATATGTCTCAAGATGTAAAACAAGCAAACATGGGTGGAATAATAGGATTAGCTATGGGCGGATTAGAAAAAAGAGGTATGGTATATGGACCTGGTGGACCAAAAGAAGATAAAATACCAGCAATGTTAAGTAATGGCGAATTTGTAATGACAGCGAAAGCTGTTGACAATGCAGGTGGACCTAACGCAATGTACAATTTAATGAATAAATTAGACCCTGAGTCTTCGAAAGGACCAACAGCATAATGGCCGCTGATAACGCATCAACAAATATACAAAGAGAAGCTCCTTTTCTAGAGGATTACAGAAGACGTTTAATGGACTCTGTCTTCGCAGCGACAAAAGACGCTATTGTACCAGGGGAAAGAGACATAGCAGGATATGATCCTTTTCAAACAGCAGGTTTTGGCGAAGCAGCAAGCCAATTAGGTTATACGTTTGATCCCGAAACGGGAAGCATGACGAAAACAGGGCAGGCAGTTTTTGAACCTTATCTACAACAAGGATTAGCAGGAATGCAACAAGGTCAACAGACCGCGGCTCAAGGCATACCAGCATTACAAGCAGCTCAAGGACAGTTTGATCCTAGCACAAGTAACTATCAACAGTTTTATGATCAGTATCAAGCAGATGTTACAAAGCAAGCGTTGCAACAAATGGATGAAGAAGCTGCAAAAGCACAGAGTAATTTAGCAACGCAAGCGCAACAGGCAGGAGCTTTTGGTGGTTCTCGTTTTGGTGTACAAGAAGCAGAACTCGCAGGTAATTTACAAGACATAAAATCACAAAGAATATTTCAAGATTTATCCAATAACTTTCAACAAGCTCAAGGCAAAGCAATGCAAACGTTTGAGAATGCACAAGCAAGAAATCTTGGTGTAGGTCAAGCGTTAGGACAAATGGGTGGTATGCAAGCTCAACTAGGACAAGGTATTGCTGGTTTAGGACAACAAGCATTTGGATTAGGACAAGCAGGTATTGGTTCACTCGGTGCTGTGGGTGGTCAACGACAAGCATTCCAACAAGGTCAGTATGATGAGGATTTAAGAGTAAAAACTGCTAGACAACAAGAGCCTTTACAACGATTAGGCTTTATTGGAGATCTTCTTTCAAGAACTCCTTCAGTGCAACAAGGATACCAACAACAACCTATACCTTACACAAATCCACTATTAGGTGCGATAGGTGCGGGTATATCTGGTTTAGGAACATTCGGATCAATGTTCGCTGGTAATAACTAATATGGTAACGTATCCAGATCCAAATTTAGAAGAAGATATATTTGATACATCTGCCGATGCTGGTGGTGATTTCGCTGTTAACACAGGCGACATTAATAGAATGCCAACTACACTTCCAGGTAGTATGTTTCAAATGCCTGCAAAACCTGAAAACATAGGTCCTTTAGATTTAACACCAGCAATGGTGAATATGGAAAAGTTTGCTACTATGTTTACGCAACCAGCAAAAACAGAAGCAGAGCTTGCAGCAATGTTTCCTGATGCAAGTTATAAAAGTGATAAGTATTTAGCTTTAGCAAAAGCAGGTCTTGCTTTAATGCAGCCAACTATTGGAGGTAGAATTGCTCCAGCTATTGCAAACGCGGGTACGGGTTTACTTAATGACGTCGCTGCTATCTCAGCAAAAGAAAGAGCGGCAAAAGCAAAGGCACGAGCGGGTAGAATATCTTACAAACAACAAGAAGCTGCTAACTTTTTACAAGCAAAAGCACAAGCTTTTGGTATTAATCAAGGGTTAATTACAAAAGAGCTAGTGACAAACTACGAGCAACGAGCAAAAGTAAATGCTTCTCAATGGGAGACTTATACTAAAATGGCCAACACTAATATGAAAGCAGCACTAGATTTTGGCATGAAAAAGTTTGAATCAAAACCTGTAAAAATTCGTGGTATGTTTAATGGTGTACAAAAAGACATGGCGGGTTTTATGGTTAATGATCAATACTATGTCCCTACTACAAAAAAGGATGCTGTAACAGGTGATTATATTTATGAAATTGTTCAAGATCCAACAAACATTGAAATTATATCTTCAACAACGCAAGCTGTTGATGATGTAACAAAAAATATGACTCAATATAATGAGATATTCTCTGACTATAATAATATAGCTAAGAACATTTATTCATTAAGACAGATCATGCGTTCCGTTGACCCTGGTCAAGGTGGTGATCCAACACGTGTTGCAGTAACAGGTTACATTAGAAGACAGGTACAAAAGTATGGTCAAATTGCTAGTGACTTTACAAAAGACTTCTTTGGCGAAGAATATATAGATCCTGTTACGGGAGATAAAAAAGGTGGTAAGGGGAAAACAGTTTGGTTAACTGATTTAAGTGACATTGTTGTTATGTCAGACGATGCTTCTGTAAATGCAGCGCAAAAAGAAAACTTTAAAATGATTAACAATCTGTTTAGCAGTCTTGAAGCAGACGGAATGGCATTAATAGATCGTGCTAGAAGTGAAGATTTGGATTTACACTTTGAAGGTGATACACAAGCTGAAAGACAAGCTAATAAAACAAAGATATTTAGCAGATTACAATTTGATACAAAAATTCCTGAAAATGAGGCAAGAGCACAAGCGATTATTTATGCATTAGCGAGAGCTCGTAAGTCATCAGGTAGATTAAACTTAGATGATATTGAACGTGCAGCAGAAACACTAAACATTTACAATGATTCTTCACAAGCAATTCTAACTAAACTTAAAGTTGTTGAAGAAGAATTGATTGCGGCTCACCAAGTGCAAGCAGATTTACTTAAAAGAAACTTTCCAACAGACGCTTCTAATTTGGCAAAAGAAAGAGGCGGTAGTCTTAGTTATGTTGTTGACGGTCAATTTGTTGGCGATAATTATTATAATAATTTATTTGGATACTCTAACACTCCTATTAAACAAACCTTTACAGTAGTTCCAAAAAAAGGAGGCGGGTTCGAATACGTACCTGTTAATCAATAATGCAATATACAATAGTAGGTTCAAAATATGGAGTAGCAGCAGGTGATTTTGTTATAGACTTACCTGAAGTTATAGATGGCATTCCTCTATACGGACAAGACGGAAAAGACAATTTTCCAAGAAATGAATCTGAATCAATGATGCTTCAAGAAATTATTGCAGGATTTCAAGCACAACAAAATGTAATAACAAACAACACTTCTCCTGAAGCTGGTCTTGAAACAATGACAGTTGAAGAAGAACAACAATTAAAAATGGATCAATTTAGAGAAATGCAAATAAAAGATCCAATACGAGCAGATTTAAATTTAGCAGAACAAAAAGCAGAGGCTTCTTCTTTTCAATATGCAGGTGATATAACAGAACAATTAGGTAATCTTATGCCTGGCTTTGGTGGCTCTATGTTAGATTTTTCACCATCAGCTCTAGGCGAAGCATATGGTAATTTACTTTTAAAAGGTGCTCCTGATGATCCAAAAAGATTTATGGGTGATATGTCTGTTATAGCATCTGATATATTTTTAGCAGGTTTGTCTCTTGGTAATGTAAAATTTGCGGATAAGAAAAATTTTAACATACCTTTATTTACAAATGAATCTAGAAGACAAGGTCTTCGTGGATACTTAGAAAAAAATCCAGTCAAAAGCACTGTCGCTGTAAACGTACTTGCAAGAGCAGGTTCTGATGCTGTGTATGACATGTTAAACGAAACATATAGATGGTTACAGGATATACCTGCTGATCAAACTGACGATGCTGCTGTAGAAAATATTTTAAATATAAGAAACGAAATACTTTGGTCAGGTGGTGCTGGTGGATTAGCAAAACTTTTTCCTTACATAAAACCATTTATTGGTAAAAACTTTTTAGGCATAGATAAAGAAGCAAACAGATTAGCAACGTTAGGTAGAACACATAACATACCAATGAGTGCGTTCAACGTATCAAGTAGTGGGTTAGTACAAGGTTTACCTCCTGTTGTAGGTCTATTTCCAATTGTAGCAACAAATGCACGTATAGCGCAAAATGCACAGTTGGCTTCAGCTTACACTCAAATGTTAAAAAATATAGAAACTTTCTCTCCTGTTCAATTATTTAGTGATGCAGGTTTAATGATAGATAAAGGTTTTAGAGATATGATTGGTCAATACGGCATAATGAAAGGCGTATTGTATAATAACGTAGGAAAATATGCTGACGCTCTTAACGGAGAAGCATTTATACCAACAAATAAAATAAAAGAAATGGCTTTGGCTATGCGTACGGCAAAAACAAAAGGCCAAATACCTATGCAAACTACGCCAATACAAGCTGGTCCTAATGACTATGTATATGGTCAACAAATAAGTTTTGATAATTTAATGAAAGGTATCAAAGGATCTGGTGCTGATATTGAAGATGCTTTAATGCAGTTTGATTCACTACCTGATAATTTAAATGCGCAACAATTCAAATCTCTTATTGAAGGATTAAATCAAGTTAAAAGAAATATGCCTAACTTAAAGCTATCAGAAAATTCTGATGAGGCTTTAATGATAAATGATTTTCATAGTGTTGCTTTACAAGCAATGAACGACCCTAAAGGTTGGAAAACATTAAAACCAGAACAAGAAGCAATTGCAAAAGAATGGGCAGATAGTTATACTGTTGCAAACGATTTTATATTTCAAAACGCTGATAGTCTACAGGGTAGAACAGCGATGCTTCTTAAACAAACAGATCCTAATATTGCTATACCAGGAGGTGTCAAACGACCTGGTTATTTATATGCAGATCAAATGGCAAAAATATTTTTTGATGATCAAACAATAACTTCTCCTATGGCACTGAAAGAAATGCGTAAAGCATTTGGGGATGATGCGTTTAACGCTTCAACAAGCGCTTACTTTAATAACATCCTTAATCAAAGCACAGATTTTGTTAATGGTAAAATTAGAATTTATGACAATGACATAGGCATATGGAAACAGGCAAAACAATATGTTACAGGCAAACAAGCTACACCAAAAACACAAACAATTAATTACAATATTCCTGTTATGGATATTGAAAAAGTAGCTGATGCTTTTGCCTTAAATGATATTAATAGAAGAGCAGGTGTTCTTGAAATGTTTAAATCTCAAGTACCAGGATCTGAAGCGGTAAAAACAAAACATGCTGAAGGAGTATTAAACCAAATATCAGAAGTTCTTGAATTAGCAAGAGCTGTTGAAGTGCCTAATTACGGAGATGTTTCATCATTTGTTAAACGTCGTGGTGTGTTAGGAGGTCTTGGTTCTATTGCTAACTTGTTTACAGGCGGTGCAATCTTAGCAAATCCTATTAGTTCTGCTGGCGTCATGTTAATGGCACGTTTTGGTATGAACTCTTTATCTGATCCAAAATTTTTAGATGGTATGACAAAAGTATTAGACCCATCACTTTCTGATGTTGCAAGAAAATCGGCTTTAGTGACATTAGGTAGAGGTGTATTTGATCCTGTAAGAGCCGTTAATTCTGGTTACGATATCAACAACATAAACGATATTATTGAACTAATTACAATAGGAGACATGGAACAATCGCCAGCA